TGATTATTTCCATCTTGGATATCTCATTGATCGCAGACGGATTAAGCGCCGGGATATCGTTTTTTACAACAGCCTTGGCGAACTCTCTGTCAATCTTATAAATCGGGTTTGAGCTCCATTTGCCTCTGTTTGTGTGTTCTTGGCGGTATTTCTTCCATGCGTCCTTATTGGTGGCAATGGAAAGCGGAGGAGGCTTATATCCGCTATTAGGGACGCCGCCTTTGCCGTATCTGTCATGCATTGACGCGGGAACAGCAACCAGCGAATGCGTACAGTTCGGATGGAACAAGCCCATCTTGATAGCTTCGTCAAGAGTAGTCAGTCCGGCAGTGGCGCCGGATATGGATAATAAGCGGTTCTCAAATACAGCGCATGCAGGGCAGGGAGCCCCGGACACTGTTACTCTGACGGTATCGCATTTGTGCTTCACGCAGCCGTCTATATAAGAAGAGCGCCCGGCATTCATTAATACGGTGCGCCCAAGCATGTTGAAATATGATTTAGGGTTCCAGGAAACGCCGCCAGAATCAATAAAGCGAAAATTTCCCATGTTGACAGCTTTATCAAGTAATTGTTTGGAAACTGAAGCGCGGCTTTCGCCCGTCAATGATGCTTTTCTGAAAACTTCTTGGGATAAATCACGAAGCCGAGTTATTTCGTAATCACGCATCTTTCGCGTGCGCCCGGCAATATGGCTGTAAGTATCTTCGATGAAGTATTTAATCCTCTGTGTGTCGATATTGCCGAGTATGTCGGCGGCTGTCTTCTTGTCAAGCTCATTCAATGCTTGGAAGTAGTAACTCTGAGCTATGTAGGGGATATCCTCCTCCATTCTGCGCATTAGAGCTTCTTCAAGCTTTGAGTATTGCTTTTTGAGGCTTTCAAGCAATGCGGTTAAAGGGTCTCCGTGATATGGTTCAGAATAAGAAAGCGCGTGATGAACGATCTTGTCAACAATAGCTTGCCGAGCCGCCTCATATATTTCGTCCATCTCCGCTGCTTTGGCATGGATAAAAGCAAAGCCTTGAGCATGGTCTTTGAGTAATTTATCGACAGGGTTTATTTTCATCTTATCCTCTTCCGATTCTTACAGAGCCCATATTACCGCGGTCGAGATCAAGAAATTGTTGCGCACGTTCTGAAAATAAAGGCTTCTTCTTTCGGTATGTCTTGGAGCCTACACCGTCGATACTTTCGGCTTCTGCGTCGTCATAACGTTGGAGCTTATCAAAGTTGACAGCCAGAAAGAGCGCTTGCTCGTACACTGCATTGAGTTGATTGATTCGGGTCTCGTCTATCGACTCAGCCGTTAATCGCGCTAGAATGTCACTTTCTGCCATCGCTAGAGCGGATTCTTTTTGCTCTGTGGTTAGCCCGTTCCATTTTGCGCTTGCAAGGTGCTTTGAGAAATAGATATCTGCTTGTTCAGTAGTCATTATAGCCTCCGGTAGTTAAAAAAAGTGCGGCTTCCGCTTTTACACGGAAAGCCGCTCAAACAGGAGAAAAAATTTATTCGTTGCCAGCTTCACCGGCTTCTTCTGCGGCTTCTGCTTCCGCTTCTTCAATCTTGGCTTTCAGCTTGTCAAGCCCCATGTTGTGAGAGCTTTTAATTCCAAGCTCTTTGCCTTTTTCGCGGAGAGCTTCTTCTGCGGCTTTATCAACGTCGCTTTTGCCGTCGTCTTTATTGTCCTTTTTGCTGTTGCCAGCTTTGCCAGCTTCACCGGCTTCTTTTTCGATAGCCGCAATGATATCTTTGTCATTGACTTTGACGCCGAAACGCTTCATTTTAGCTTCACCGTTGATGGAATAGTTAGCGGTTTTGCCTGCGCTATTTGCTACGACTGAAAAGATTTTGAAATTCTTGTCGCTCATTTTGCTTTGTCCCTTATGCTGTTAAAAAGGTCAGCGGGGGCGAACCCCCGCTTATTACTCCGCTACACTCAAGAGCCCGAACGAATAGCCGCCAGAGCTGCTGCGCTGCCCTGCAAACCATAGATTCTGCAAAGACGCTGTTTAGCGTTCTTGAATTGGAGAGTCAGCTCACCAAGGGCCATGCGCTTGATACCGTCAAATCCTTTAGGGGTCGCGTCTTCGTCACTAATGCCGCGCCCTGTCAGGTTGGACAATCCGAATCCGGCAGGATCAAGCACCCATGCATCAGTGTCTGGAATGTCGGGGTCAGCCATGATAGTCATAGAGCGGCCATTGATTTCATTGATAACTACTGCCACATAAGCGCCGCGTTTTTCATCAGCGCGAACGATTTGCAGCTTGTCCTTGTATTCGTTTGACAATACACGAGCTTGACCAGTTCCGCAGAGGATTTGAGTAGGATTACCGCCTTCACCCATGACCGCCTGAGAGCCGTCATTGACAATAAAGCTATCAAGCCTGTTGCCTGCTGCATTGACGGACAGACAGCCAGTTTGAGTACCGAAGTAATACAGCCCGCCGGCAGAACCTTTTGCAGTTGAGGAATTTTCAACCGGAAAACCGAACAGAGCAACTCTATTGAGGTCGCGGGCTACTTCGCTAAGAGCAAATGCAGTCTGGCGGTTGATTTGATTATCAACATTGCCATAAACCTTAACCGCCAGAGCAGATCCGGAAAGAACAATGTCTTTGCGGAATATCTGACAGAAGTTGTGGTTCTTGTCGGATTGATGATAAGATTCTTCACCATCGCCGTTGTTGGTCGCTTCACCCATCGGAGTACTGACAATGTGAAGTATGTCGTTTGCGGCTGGAGTAGTGGTTGCACTACCGTTGGCTGCAACCAAAGCTACAGTAAAAGTAGTAGCAGAATCAAGAGAAGCAACACGAAACAATACAGTGTCGTCTTTGATTACCATCAAGGTGCCAACTTTCAATTTGGCAACATCTGCTTCGCTAGCGGTCACAACCATAGTTGCAACGCCGGTTGCAGTTACAGAGCGTCCGGCAATCTGGTCTTCCAGCCATTCATGCTTCTGCTGAGTTGCATCTTCAACGCGATTGAAGTTGGAAATAAAACGCGGTTCGTCTTTAACGACGGTTGAAAGCACATCTCTCAAATCGCGTTTCCTATTCTGAAAACTGTAAGTGTAAAGCATTTCTGCCTCCTTTTTTATTGCTTATTCTTGGACTTCCGGAGCATTGGCGATCATTCCCATAGCATCGCCATCTTTCTGGGCTGCTTTGAACGCCTCGTCGCTAGAGCCCCCGCCGCCCGGACTGCTTCCTGCTCCCGGATTGGCTGGGACCTTGAAGAGTTTCGGGCTTGAAGTCTTTAACTCTTCCATAAATGCCTTAGTTGCGTCAGCGTCTGACATGTCGAAATCTTCGCCCTTCTGCTTAACCATAAAGGCAAGATATTTAGAATCAGAGAAGTTGTGAGCCGTTGCCAGGTCTGAAACAGATTTGTTAAATTCCATTTCATCGGCTTTTGCTTTCGCTTCGTCCCGTTCTTTTGTCAGAGTGTCCAAGTTTTTCTGCATATCAGCAAGCTTTTTCTGAGTTTCCTTGTTGGCTTTTTCACCTGCCGTCAAGTCTTTCTCATTCAGCTCTTCGATTTGAGAGGTTAGCTCTTCAATCTTAGCTTCTGCGTCAGATACTTTTTGCTCTGCCTGTTTTCGCTTTGCAATTTCAGCATCGAGCCGACTTTTCGGGATGGATTCATCTTTGTAGTTCTCTACAAAATCCTTTTCCGATTCTGTCAGTTCTTCGCCTTTCAGCATTTTTCTCGTGAGGTCGATCAATTTCATTTGTTACACCTTTTTTTTGATGAGTCTTAGTTGACTACGCATCTTTTTAACGTGAGTGACCACGACTTAATAACTGTTATTCGGTGTCAACATCGGAGCCTTTGTTCAAGCTGAAAGTAGGCAATTCCGGTTCTGGTTCCGGCTGCATGTTATCAATCTCTTCTGCTATATCTTTTCTGGTGTCAGTCGGGATCTTGTCAATCTTGTCAAGCACGTTAACCTTAGTGCGCTGTATCTGCTTCTTGAACTCAATACCGACATCAGAATTATCCAGCTGCATAAGCGCGGATATAGTGTCTTTGATATCTTGAACGTCGAACTCACGGTTGTACACAATTTCCGGTTCTGTGATCGTAGAGTCCCATGCATTCATGATAGACCATGCTTTTTGCTCTGCCTGCTCCAGGATATCGGCACGGGTCGCAAGATATTGCTTAACGTTCAGGTTATCCCATGCTTTGGATTCTGCCGTCTGTGCTTCTTTTGTGTCTTTCTGCACTGCCATGCCTATGACATCAAACATCTCTTTTTTTAGGTTGGTGTTTTCTTGCCTGATAGTGTCGGTACTTGCTCCGTCAGGGGCAATATAACGGCTGATTCCGTTCTCTTCTGTAGTTTCCCATATGGCAGCAGAACGGGCAAGAACATGGCTGAATTTAGTTGTTTCGTTGCCGTCTGAATCTGTTTCTGTGCGAGGAGTCGCTCCACCACGTGCAAAGCTCTCTGATACTACCAGCAGGCCGAACATCTGTTTAACAATGTTCATCTGCGCTTCGGATTCGTTATTGAGGATAGCGTCTGAAATTCTGACAACGTCTTCAAACCAGTGGTTCGCGTCCATTCCAAATCCGTCCGTATCTTCATGGTGAACAAAGGGCACCATGCCTAGGTTGTGCGTATTCTGGTCAATGACCTGTATCTTATTCGATTCATCACGGCCCAACAGCATCCATTTGTCACGGGTCCAGACCCGGCGAACTTCTTTAACCTCTCGTGCTTTGAAAGGATCATCATTAGTAATCATGGTTTCTTGTGCGATTACCCATTGCAAAAGACCATCGGCGCCATAAGCCCAATCAACTACAGACAAGGGACTCAAGGCGGTTGCATAGGGGCGTATGCGGTTCGTTGTCTTTGACTCCTGGTCTAACTCTCCTTTAAAATTAGGCATGTCAACAGCCAGCCATGCCGCGCCGTAAACGTTGATAAAGGTTGAGAATTGGCGCATAACTTCATTTACCCTTAATCCGGTGCGTGAGAAGTCCTCGACGACATCGGGATTAGCGCCTTCACGCGTGGGGTCTTTCGCCAGGACAAATTGAGTTATCAGCCTTGCGATCTTCCGCGGATAGTTGAAGTAATAAGCCCGTTTCTGGCGTTCTGCGAACTCAAGGTCAACCTCTGACACGTGTTGTATGACTGCTTTGTCTATGTAAGCTTTGCCGCCTGCATAAGCTTCTTGACTGCGTTTCCATATCTCTTTGTTGGCGGCGTAAACAGGGTGTTCCCGTTTAAAAACGTTTTCGTATTCCATAGCTATCTCCGGTTTTATAAGAGTCGGAGATTGTCAATATTGAACTAAGCCAATATCATACGTGAGCCACCGTCCAGCGATTGATGATAGCCGCCTGATATGCTGTCTACATGGTCATCGTGTGCCCCGTTGGGAAATTGAGAGAGCTGTTCTATTACAACATCATTCCACCAGCCCCTGACAAAGTAAACGTTGCCGGCTTCAAAGATTGGCTCCATTGCGGATGCCCTAACAACTTTATCTTTTGAAACAGTTACCTTTTTTACCATATATTTGCCTGGTATATGTATCTTTATATCCTGCTACTGATTCTATGCCGATTTCTACGCTTGCCCCGTCTGCCTTTGCAGTGTCTTCTATCATCTTGTTTCGCCTTGGTGCTTCAGCTTGTACCCATCGAACATCAGCAACATACAGATGTACAATGTCTTTTATCTTCTTAGTGGCCACTAATGAGCCGGAAGTATAATCTGGATCATCTTTTGCAACTTCTTTTTCAGTGCTTGCCAAATCCCAAAAGCGACAAAAGCGCAGGCCTTGTGGTACATCTTCTTTTTCGATTATCTGTATTCCCTCTGTCTTGATCATATTGCCGCCTCGCATTGTCGGCTCACATTGAAGTAATGCTGCCGATTGATAGCGACCAAGAACAGCGAATTGCTTTTTATACCATGATTCATTAAACCTTTCAGGGAACAAGTAGCCAGATTCATATTTATCTGATTTTGCAGGATATTTGATTATCTTGAAGTTCGGAAATTCGGCATCATAATCTTTGTGCTCCGGATTCATTCGGTTAAGAATGCGTCCTATGATATCGTCTACATGCCAGCGTGTGGCAAGTATTACAACGATATGCGCAGGGGCAAGGCGCGTCATGAGATTGCCTGAGAATGAGTCCCATTGGCTTTTTCTTGTGGGTTCGCTTTCTGCGTCAGAGCGTCCTTTTAAAAAGTCGTCAATGATTAAGATATCTGCACCTTTGCCAGTGGCGCCGCCTTCAATGCCTATTGCTTGTAGTTTTCCGCGTTTGCCGTCTAATCCCCATTGTTCAACAGAATGAGATTCAGGAGATAAACGAGTATCAAAAACTCTTTGGTATTCGGCACTCTTCATTATGCTTCTTGCATCACGGCTCATGTTGTTAGATAAGCCTTGATTGTAGGTGCTGAGGATTATTTCAAGGTCTGGATTACGTCCCAGGGCATAAGGGGGAAAGTGACGGCTTACAATGTCGCTCTTTCCATGTCTAAACGGCACCGTAAGGATTAAATAAGTTGATTCACCATCTTTTAGTCTATCGAGAGCATTGTCAAGCTCTGCCGTTATCTCTGCTGTATGCTTCCCTACCAGCAAAGGGAAATTGTTTTGCCAGCAGTATTGCATAAAGTCTAATAGCTTTTCTCTTGCCATTGAGCAGCGGCATGAGTCTATCATCATATCTTGTTGCATTGTTCTTCAAGCCATTTCTTTTTCTCTTCATAAGACATGGAGTCAAAAATATCTTGCGTTTGTTTTCGCATGGTTTCATCGGTAATATGGGTTTCATTGACAACTTTATCTCTCCACTTGTCGGGCATGCGGTTTTTAACCCAGAAAATAGCCGCGGTTGTGTCTGCTGGAACTTCTTTAGTTACCTTTGTAACCTTCTGTCTTGTTCCGGCTTTAGATTTAGCCATCTGTCCGTCTTTATCTGGCTTCTTGTCTTGCCCGTCTATGATTTCTGTCTTGATCTCTTCATATTTATATCCCAGTGCTCTTTTCAGCAATGCGCTTTCAACTTCTTGATCGATTACAGACTTGCCTCTTTTTATAGCCTCCGAAAACTCCGGATATTTATTTTGATAATCGTAATAGGTTGATTCAGAAATACCAAGCTTTGCGGCTATCTGCATGTCTATCTTGCCCTCACGTGCGTATTGCTCCGCGCGCTTCGGGAAAGTCTTTGGATTGTATTTACATTTAGCCATTGTTTGAGCCTGCCTTTCTGTTTCGTAGTTCGCCTTATAAAGAGTGCACGACTGTAAACAATCAGGCTGTAGCTAGCTGTTCAAGTCTAGCCTCAAGATGCTCCCGCCTTTTAGTATACTCATTCGTGATAAGTCTAAACTCTGACTCAAGGAGATCAATTTCCTCGAGTACTTCGAGCCGTTCTTTTGTTTTTTTAATTTCTTCTGCGACGCTGTTTGTTTTCTGATCTGACATACTGCCTCCATAAAGCTTGGTTGTTTTGCATTCTCAATGTTTCTTTTTCTGTTGCGCAGGATAACTTCCAGTTCCGGCACTTCTGCACATCTGCGTTGGATTAATTGATGGATAGCCTGGCGTGATACTTTTTGTCGTTTGGCTATTTTTGAAAATTCGACGTTGGGGTCTTTTATCTTCTCGTCTAAGACTTCAAGTGTTTTTGGATCGAGGATTGCCATAAAAGAGATAAGTTCCAGCATTTCGCGACGGGTGTATAGCTTTTCTTCTATTTCGTCTGCTTCGTCAAAATTAAAGTTCTGATGGCAGCCGGCTATGTCTTCGGCAAAAGATATTTCATCAAAGCTGATTGTCTTTTCGTGGCCCATGTCATCAAGGAGTTTAGGATTCTTGCAGGTGCGGCAGTATTCTTTGTATTCCGGCGGACAGTCTTTGCATTCTGGTATCTGCCCGTACCATTTCCCATAACATTTATCAATTGTTGACATCACGATCCCCCATGCTGTTATGAGAAAATAGCACTAAATTACCTTGATGTCAATATTTTAAGTGTCAACATGCGTATAGATAAAGCAAGATTGTTATATTATTGTGTTGACAGCAGGGCAATGTTTATATAAACCCTTAATCAAACAGGAGCAAAACAATGTCTGAAGATCAAAACAAAACTGCTGTTGAAAAATTTCTTAAAGAACATGAAGCCTATCTTGAAAGAAAAAATAAGCTTCTTAACGAACTCTCCATGCCTATTGTTAAAGCCGCAACTAAAATTGACGATAAAGGAAATGCGTATATTGATGAAGCCCTTTTTGCTAATCTTTTGCAAAAAATCGGAGAAAATGCTATTTCCGGATGGTACGTTACAATTAAGACCAAGTTGGTATAATCTTAAGCCGGTATGTCGCGACGTGCTGGCTTTAATTTTTCTCCAAGTTTGCTTTTTGATAATTTTATCATAAACCTTTAATCGGAGCCCTGATCACCGGATTGTAATCAAATGTCATTGTACGCTTTTTTGCTGTCCGGTGATTTCTATTTAGCGTATCTATCCTAACTATCTTATTTCCCCATTTCTTTTTAAGCAATTCAAGCTGCTGCTTCTCTCTCTTTAGATTTCGGATTGCCGCACATCCACCCGCTTGCTTTGATTGCTTGACATCATAAAAGTATTTATTGACCCTGAAAATGATGCGGTGCTTATTAAGCTGCTGCAATGTCATGTCGTAATCTTCTTTAAGCGGTAGGCGTTCGTCATAATAACATGTATTGCCTTTCAGAAAGCATTGAAACGGACCGCCAATATAGCTTAAGGTTGAGAAAGGGGTATTCTCTCTGTAGCTCTGCGGATCTTCGTTGCAATTTAATCCCCAGAAGTAAGCGCCAATGTCTTTGGCCATGATTGAGAACTTTTCGATCACAAATAAAAAATCTTCTGCTGGCACTAAGCATTTTTGCCGGTGTTCGTGATAGAAGATCCCGCGCATGTCGTCATCTATAATCAATACAACATCTGCGCCGGCTTGAAATTCCTGATCTAGAATATAATTTCTAACCCGGCATAAGTTGCCTTGTATCCCCTTGGGGCATTTGATTATGTCTGCTCCGGTGTTCTGCTTGCAGTATTCTTTGTGTTCTGAGTCGTCAACATAAACACGACAAAAGGGCAGATATTTAAGGGTTTCAACTTTGGGGCGTTTCCAGCTTGGACAGCATACTTTAATATTCATGGCTGTTGCTCCCCTTGAATAATGACATTAAGAGCCTTGGCGCCATTAATTACGCGGCCTATTCCTTTCTTTTCATATCCAGGGCGCGAATTAAGAGAGTGCACCGTCTTAATGTCAAAGAGAGTTTTAGCTTGAAGCCAGTCAATTTCATTATCAAAGTATAAGACCAGGTAATTATGTTTCTCAAGCAGCTCTTCTGTAAATTCTATTTCCGGCTTTTCTTCTTCTGCTTGATCATTATTATCTTCAAGTGTTGCTTTCTCCATGAGCTTCTCTATTTCCGCTGTATCAAATCCGCTTGATTCTTTGAAATCTTCCATGCTGGAAAACAGCTCTTGAAGTTTGTCGTCGTCAAAGATTGAGAGATCAGATGTTTTATTGTCTGCTATGGCAAGGGCTTTTCTTTTGTCGTCGTCTGTTTTAAGGTCCGTTCTTTTGATTGCGATTAATTCTGTGCCGTCTGATTCGATAACACGGACAGGCAGCCCTAAATTTTGCGCTTGTTCATAAACGCCATTACCGGCTATGAGAACATTGTCAGAGTCCATCAGGATTGAACGCCCGGCACCAAGGTCCTTTAAGCTTTGTTTAATTGCGGTTTGGTTAGCGTCGTCATGCACACGCGCATTTGTGGGATCGCTTTTTATGGATTTCATATAATTCTCCATTAAAATTATAAAAACTTAATGAAAAAACTATATTTGCAGGCTCAGAAATCAATCTAGGATTGAAATTTATAAGGTACGTTAAATTATAATCGGGGTTGCCATTTTTGACAATTAGACGAACTTCCATCTTCAACTAATTTACCTCTACCTTTGCAACGGTAATCTTTTATTGTTTTAATTGCTCAAGGTCGTCCTGTAAATTGTCTTTTTCGCCAGCTACGTCCAAGTTTGCTACCCCACGACAAACTCCTCAAAAATGCCAGTAAAAATAGCCGGACTCAGTTTCTTTGTTTGATATTTTATAAATAATGCCTTAATTTATTATGAGGATAAATGGGGAGGATTTATGTTTAAAATACTAGGTAGATGTTAATCTTTTTTTATATTAATGATTGCGAGGTAGAAATGACTCTTGTATACAATGTAGCTTCAGGTATCTTATTCATTTTATTCATTATTACTGGTTTTTTGAAAGAAAATGTAACATTTACAATATTATGCTTTTTGGGTATGTTGGCTTGTGTATTTATGGCTAATCTCAAACACATTCGTAAAGTGACAGCATCGGCAACTGGTTTTTCTCTTGAAGCCAGAGATGTTATTGAAAAAGCAACGGTTACTATATCTGAAATGCAAAAATTGGCAAAATTAGTTTCTAGAGTTGCTCTCACTCAGGTAAAAAGAACTGGTAGGTTGGGTGGGGTTCCGGATGAAGAAGCGGAAAATATAAAAGAATCTTTTTTAACTTTGCTTGATGAACTTAATTTATCACCTGAAGACAAAAAATATGTATTAAAAGATTATAATAAATTTGTATTACATGACTTTGCAATTGTTCTATTGGGTGGTTGTCGTTGTGCGCCAAGTAGTTGGCCCGAAGAAGATAGAGCAAAATGTAAAGAAATGCGAGCAAGTTTATTAGAAAAGCTACCTTCTCTCAAAGAGAT